TATTATTGCTGAAAGAACAACAATGAAATCAAACCACCAAGTTGGTAAAAATGTCATTCCCAATATCCTTCCTGTGTTATTAATTGTCTAACTAAACCATACACCCATAATATAAGTGCAATTCCTAATAAGAACCAACCTAAATCATTTTCTAAAAAATTTATTAGAAAATCTTTCATACTAATAAACACTCCATTCATTATCTTAACATCCTATCCAACTCAACCCAAGCTTCCATACCTTGAGAGAATTGATACATTACATATAATAATATACAACCTGCCCCAAGTATTAATATGGTTTCAATAGTATCAAATACTATTTGTGCCTTTGATTTCATTTTTTCTTCCTTGTGTATTTTCTTTTTTTCTTGACTGGAGCTTTACCACGAACATATGCTTCATTTACATTTTTCGTCTTTGGATTATCCTTTTGATATCTACCAGTTTTTGTTCTTGCTCTTTTAGGTTTACCTACAATTATTTCGGTCAACCAATTACATGCTTCTTCAAATGTCATTCTATTACCTCTACTATTTTAGACTCTTTTACTACTTTAACTTCAAATGGATAAGGTGAGTCTTTTAAAACCTCATTCACTTTTGCTTCTCCAACACTTACAGAATCACAACCAACTAAAAAACTTCTACGAGTTTTCTTTTCACGAACTCCATTCTTTGTTGGTATCTCTTCTGTAAATACTACCTGTGCTTCAAAATACGCCATCTTTATTTCTCCTTTACATATAGATGTTTATTTTCTTTCCAATACTCATTAATATCTTCTTTTGTTCCACCTTGTTTTTCAAATGATTCTCTACGAGTCATCATTGTCATAGGAACATCTGAAAGATTATATACTCTACCATAGGTATCTCTTAATACCATTTCATCTAACCATTCTTTTTTTGTCATTTGGACTTTTGCCATAACCTACTCCTTATTATTAAATTGTTTTATAATACCCACCTATTTTAAAAGGTATCTTTGTATTAATAGATACTGCATTAGTATCAATATAATTATTTTTACTCATAACTCTAAAATCTATAGATACTCTCGTAGATTTAGTTTTGTTTTGTTTATTACCATGAGTTAAATTTGCACCATCCCACATCACTAAATCTCCATACTCACTATTCATAGGTGAGTAATCACCTTTATCAGGTTCACTCTCTACCCATATTGTTGAAGTATCTTTTGCATCTGTTAATGGTAAATAGAAATTTCTTTCTTTTATTTTCTTTACCCATTCTTTATCTTCACGATATTTACTATCCTTGTGAAACTCACCAACACCAAGATTATTTACGAGTTGAACTCTATATGATGGTTTAGCTTGATAAACTATCTCATCATTATTAAACAATGGTTTAACTACCTTTAACATAAATTCATCATAGATTCTTTGTAGTTCACTATCTTTATCCCACGAATCATAAAAAGTTTTGTGGAATATTGTTTGTTGGTCTGTTTCTCGTGTTCTTAATTCATAATCTTCAACCAAATGAAAACTTTCCAATCCAACATTATAATATTTTTGAATCTGTTCTCTAAAGTTATATTTCTTTGTATTATATTTTATATATTTCACTACTTCTTTTTTTTCTTTTTCTTACCAAATATTTTTTCCCAATTATCAGAATACTTTTTATAATCTGATGTTCTTGGTGCACTACCTTTGGTAGTTCCTGAATCATATATTGATTTCTTTTTCTTACTCATTTAATTTTCCCTATAGAACATATCTAATGCAACATATAATGTAAACAATAAGAACACTCCTACAAATGCTCCTAACACATATTGTAAAAATTCAAACATCTTAAAATATCTCCTTTATGTAAATTAAAATTTGTTTATAGTAAATTCCTAAAGCTGTAAATAAAGCTCCGCCTGACACTATTAAACTTGGATGTGCTTCACCACACAATCCAATTAAGTGTTTAAAAAAATGTATTAATCCATCCATTATTCCATCTCCCATCCTTGATTAAAAAAGTTCTGAGCCTTTTTGTATTTTAATACTTTAACAGCATCACCTTTTTTAATTGTTACTAATTCATTTCTACCAATCTTTTTTTCAGTTCTAACATAACTTGTTTCAATTCTTCTATCCATACAGATAATACCATTCAAGTGGTCAATCTCATGTTGAACACATACTGATTCTAATAATCTCAAATTCCTATCACTATCATCACTTTTTTCCCAACTACCCTTACCCTCAGTAGAAGTTTCAACACCACTAAATATCATTGAGCCTTCTACATTATCTGAAGTAACCTCAATGGTTTCATATCGTTTAGTGTTAACACCTTTTTTTGGATAACTTAAACAACCCTCATAATATTTTACTTCGTTTTCTTTTCGGATGATTTTTGGGTTAATGAGAACCAAAGGTTCAAGAACATTGACAACGGCCACTTGTGCATCAATTCCCACTTGATTAGCTGCCAACCCAATGCCGTCTTTTCTTTCGTTAAGTATCTGAAATAGTTCTGTTGCAATAGCCATTCCTTCTTCAACTGAAACCTCTCTTAGTTTTTTATTAATTAATGGATTATTATCCTTGATACAATTTATGACTTTTCTCATAAATAATTTCTAACTCCTGTTCCAACTAATTGTTCATAAAATTTACCATCTACATCATGCCATACATATGGGTCATTAGGATTCTCTTCCCAACCAAATTGTGAATAGTATTCATAATCTTTACGAAGTAAATTAGCTCTATGTGATGAATGTATCCTATCATCACCTAACCAATGTGGCATTTCAATATCTGTATCAATGTCTGTTATGGGACATCCTGGAACATCATAATATTCCATATTGTTATTGTAACCTCTCTTAATCCATTCTGTAATAATAACATTAGTATAAAGTTTAAGTGCTGGTAAGTATGGTTTCCACATTACACTACATGGATGATTAGTCCAACCTTTATATGGTTTACCATCTTTTCGTGGGACACCACTAATTGCGTTAATAATTTGCATACCCTCTACTCGTTGTTTACCTAACCTACGCCAGTCTAAGACTTTTGCTGATTCTGTAAAACTTGGATAAGGTAAAAATGTTTGCATTACCACTCCTCTCTTCTACCGAAGTTGTTTTTTTCTATTCTCATTTTTAAATGTCTTTTATA